CCACCAGGCTTTTGGTAATCATCCCACTCCCGGCGCCCACATCCAGCACGGTGCCCGTAATATTTTTATTAATGGCCTCCACAATTTTGGGTTTGTCGTGGTGCAGGTTTTTAAGGAAACCGTCGTCGATGGCGGTTTTATTCCAGTATTCAAATGTATTGGGGTTTTCTTCTCGTATTCGTTCCATGTTAAAATATATATTTTCCATGCCAGTTGTCGCCGTAGCGTTCTACCTGGCCATTGGTGGTTTCGTAGTGGTTTGCGTGCAGGTCGGCAAGGTATCCTATACGGAAACCATGCCTTACAAAATATTCGCTCATCTTTACATCGCGGCATAGTGGCATTTTTGCCATTTCGATAAAACCGGCCACCGGCATGGCGTAAAATATGCCGCCGATGTGCGGTAAAAGTTCAACATTAAACCCGTTCTGATCTGTTGTACAGCCCTGTGGCGGATGGTTGAGGCCGTGGATTTTTGGCGAAACGATCCACAAGGGGCCGTTTTTTTCGTAAAACTCCACCACCCGCTTTATAATGTCGGCGCTAATTACTTCGCAGTCGTTATCGAATTTTATAACCAGGTCGATATCCGGGTAAAAATCTATAATGTGCCGGGCCACTTCTTTAATGCCGCCGGTTATGCCTTTGTTTTCAGGCAAAAAACGGGCATCGTACTGGTCGCGTGCCATCAGCCACTCGGCGGTGCCATCGTTGCTGCCATTTTCGACAATAAAGTGCTGGTAAGGGTATCCGGCCAGCTTTTCGAGCTGCGAAAAACAGTGCTTCGTGTATAAAATCCTGTTGTGGGTGAGCGTGAAAATTAGAACTTTCATGGCATTAAGTTGTGTTTTTTACGTACTTTTTTTACGGCTTCGGCGTAGCCTTTATTGCTGCTGCTGATATCGCCGGCCTGGTAGTGTGCCGAAAACAGCACATCGTTTACATACACCCCGGTACTGCCGCGCCCGGCCATGGTAAGCCAGTAATCCCAATCTTTAAGGCGATGGATATCCTCGTCGAAACGCACGGCTGTACTGCGGCGGACCATTGAGCAGTTACTTATGTAATTACCCAGGCGAAGGGCCTGCACATTCCAGGGGCGGCTAAAAAATACACCCGTAACTGCACCGGTGCGGTTAAAATTACAGTAGGCAATATCGGCCGATGATTTGGCCAGCGCAGCATGCAGGCGGCGCAGCAGGTTTGGATCCAGTGTAAGGTCGTCGTCGAGGAACATCGCAAAACGGCCTTTTGCAATATTCAGCCCTTTGTTGATGGCCCAGCTCTGGCCCTTCAGCTCCTTATCGCGTATGATAATTACTTCCATATCGCCGCCAAATGTCTGGTGGCGCAGGTCGGTAAGTATGGGCCGCCCTGCTTTGTTGGGGATTATTACGCTAATCATGGTTAAGAAGTTCGTTTATAATATCGACCCGCTGCTTATTCACTTTACTCAGTAGCAGGTTATCAGAAATATAATTCCAGGTAAGGGTGTTTAACTTTTTTATGTCCACCTCGCCACGGATAATGGCCTCGATGTTCTGGCCGTATTCTTCGGGTGAATTGTAAAGCATTACACCGGGGATGTTCCACTCGTCCCATGCCGGGGCAACAATTACCGATCCGGCAAGGGCACCCTCGATGGCGGCTATATTGCTTTTGCAATGGTTAAAATTTTTATCCAGCAAAGGCACATGCACACATTTGGGGGCCAACTGCTGCACATATTTAAAATACTTGATGGTTTCCACACTTTCGATATGATGGATTTTATCGTGATGCAAGCGGCGCGGGTAGTGGCCCATAAATGCCCATTTTATTTTTTCATACTTGCGGATCAGGCGCTTTTGCTCGGGCACAAAGGGCAGCATATCGTCCTGGTGGCTATCGCTGCCACGCCAGAAGACAACATCTGTATATTTTTTAGGCTCAGGCTTAAAAATGTAATCATTAAAAGCGTTGGGGATGTGCCGCACGTTGGCATTGTACTTTCCAAAGTTTTTTACCAGCTTTTTGGTGGTAACGGTGATTACATCGGCGAGTTTACATATTTCGATGATGTTTTTTTTCACTTTTTCACCTTTGTACATCCTAAAAACAGGGTTTTCGGGCGGTATGTCCTGATAGTCGTCGTCGTAATCGATCCAAACCTTTTTGCCCATTTCTTTGGCCTGCAGTATTACCTTTTTGGCGTCCGGGGTAACCGGGCGCTGCATAAAAATTACATCGTAAAAAATGAGTTCAGGCCAGCTCCCCTGGAAATCGCGCTGGTTAAAGGTTGAAATCCATAAATCAGGCATAATTTTTTGCAGGTGGCCGAATACGCCCACGGCCCTGTAAAATGATGTTGCGTCATGTCCTGCCGGTGTTACTTGTAATAAATTCATTTAGTTTTTTAATGGTTAAATAAAGCGCATACCGCGCTCGTTATAAACGAGGCCCTTATCCTTATCTGCCAGGTAAGCGCCAAGGGCCATTACAAGCGCCACCATGCCATCCACCTTTTCGGTGGATTTACTTTTATCAATTTTAATATTGCCCGCCGGGTCGGGTTTCAGCATTACATTGCTGCACATCCAGCGCAAAACAGGGTTTTCACCATGCTGCAACTGGTGGCTTACCACAATTTTTTCCAGTTCTTTGGTGGGTGTGCTCATACTGGCATATCCCTGGCCGTAAGGTTCCATTTTTATACCTTCCTCCACCAGGTCGTTAACCAGCTGGCTGCTGTTCCAGCGGTCGAAGGCGATTTTTTTAAGGTTGTATTTTTCAGCTACCTTTAAAACGGTGTCATAAATCCACCTGTAATCTATCACATCGCCAGGCGTGGCAATTATGTAGCCCTCCTTTTCCCAGGCTTCATAAGGTACATTCTCTTTACGTGTACGGATAAAAATAGTTTCCTCGGGTACAAAAAAGTAAGGGATCACTGTAAAAGTGCTGGTTTTATCGTTGTGAAACAATAAACTCAGGGCGGTAATATCGCGCACGGTTGAAAGGTCGAGGCCGCCGTAACACTCCATGCCCTTAAATTCGTCGGGATCTATGGGCCCGGTGCTGTTGGCCAACCACATTTCATCGCTCAGCCACTTGGTTTCGCTGGTGGTCCACTGGTTGAGGTGCAGGCGCCTGAATGTATTTTCGTAGCTGGGCAGCTCGTCGGCCTTTTTGGCCTCCTTTGCAATGTACTCGCGCTTAACAATGGTTCCAAATCCGGGGTTTGCTTTTTTCCAGGTGCTTTCAAGCCTGAAATCGTCGGCCTCGGCGGCGGCATAGATCACCGGTAAAAATGTGGGATCCTCGATAACACCGTCGCGCACCTTTTCGGCGTAGTCGTGTAGCTCATAACATATGCTTTGTTTGTTCCAGCCGGCGGTGGTAATACCAATTATCAGCGGTTGAGCCCGCGAACCCACCGATGTGGTGTACACATCCCACAGGTCGCGGTTTGTTTGAACGTGGATCTCGTCAAAAATAACGCCGTGGCTGTTGGCGCCATGCTTGGTGTCGGCATCGGCACTCACTACCTGGTAATAACTGGCGGTTTGTTCAAAGGTAATCGAGCGTTTAAAGATGCCGGCCAGCTTTTGCAGGGTTTCATCCTGTATAATCATCTGTTTTGCAATCTCAAACACAATGGCGGCCTGGTCGCGGTTACCTGCAGCACTGTAAACCTCTGCGCCTTTTTCGCCATCAGCAAACAAAAGGTACAGGGCAATGGCTGCACTCAGGTTACTTTTGCCATTTTTCCGGGGCAGCTCAATATATGCAGTTCTAAAACGCCTTAAACCCGTAGCCGGATCCTTCCAACCAAAAAGAGGTTCTACAATATCCGTTTTTTGCCAGTCCTCCAGGATAAATGGCTGGCCTGCCATTTCACCCTTCACATGGCGGATGTGCTTCTCAATGAAGTTTACAGCCCTGCTGGCCGCCTTTTTATCGAATATGTAGGCAAAATCATTCATAGGGCTGCAAAAGGATCTTTATTCTTTTCTTCGGGCCGGGCAATTTTTGCCGCCGCGCTGGGTGTAAGCCCAAACTCGCCGGCAACTTTCAGCGCTTTATCAAAACTTTCCTGCATAATGCGCCACTCAGGCTTTACGCTTCGGCTGGTGCCGCTCTTGGTTTCGCGTTCATCAATAAAATTATTTTGATAATCGCGTTCAAAATCAAGGTAACGGCCATAATTTAGGGCAAAACTGGTGGCCAGCGGCATGTTTACAATGGTCAATAAATTATTTACCATTAAATATTCCATCACGGATTTATAAATCCGTTTCGTATTTATGGACCATTCACGCCTGGGAGGTGGCACTTTGCTTACAAATTCACCCTGCGGCTCATTTTTCACCCTGCAGGGCTGGTTTGTGGCCCTCAATTCCTTCATTTTGCCTGGTGTTGATTTTCTACCCTTACCCATTTTACCCAATTTTGCATGCATAAACGTTCATC